TTTGCATATAGTGAAAAGACAGATATTCAATGGCAGTTAGTTACTAGTACAGGAACAATTGCTGCTGGAGTAATCGTCACAGGTAAATTAATTGCAAATAACAATAACGTTAACCCAGCAACACCATAATCATGCCACTCATCAAATCTAAATCCCCAAAAGCATTTAGTAAGAATGTAGCTGCAGAAGTGCATGCAGGTAAACCTGTAAAACAAGCAGTTGCCATTGCTTATTCTGTAAAACGGTCTGTTAAGAAAAAAGATGGTGGCAAATTGCCCGGTTTATGGGCAAACATTCATGCTAAGCAAGAACGGATTAAGCATGGTTCTGGTGAGCATATGAGAAAGCCCGGAAGTAAGGGTGCGCCTACTGATTATGATTTAAAGCATTCACAGTCTAAAAAAATGGCTCATGGCGGTGATGTTAAATTGTCAATCAAAAAAGGTGAAAAGAAGCCTACTAGTCAAGGTGCTGGACTTACTGCAAAAGGTCGAGCAAAAGTTAATCGTGAAACAGGTAGTCATTTAAAGCCGCCACAAGCAAGTGGTCCTAGACATGATTCATTTTGTGCCAGAATGTCAGGCATGAAAGGTCCTATGAAAGATGAAAAAGGACGGCCTACACGAAAAGCAGCATCCTTGAAAAGTTGGCATTGTAAAGACGGTGGTAAGCCTAAAAAGCACAACATTAAAGGGTGGTAATGAGCACAAGCGGAACAGTAAGCCAAACCGTTATCACTGTTCAACAACTTATTGATAGTGGTGCTCGGCGAGCAGGTAAATTAGCAGAAGACTTGACAGTTGAGCAAGTCAATGCTGCTACTCAAAGTTTGTACTATTTGTTATCTAATTTAGCAAATAGAGGCATTCAATATTGGTGCATTCAAAAGTATGTACTTGGATTAATTCCTGACCATTATCAGTACTATCTGAACACAGGTGTAGTTGATGTTCTAAATGCTAACTACAGAACTGTTACACAGAATACGACAGGTGGGTATTCCACTACTGGTAATGGTTCATATGCATTTGATGGTCAGTGCACCAATATTTGCCAATGCACAAACAACACAAGCTCAATCGGTATCAATAACGGTTCTGGTCAGAATGTCTATATCGGAACTGTAGGCATACTGCCTGCTGTCAGTGGGTCTGTGACAATACAGATTCAGTACTCAAATGATGGTAATACTTGGACAACTGCGTATAGCCCTGGTGCCACTGCTTGGGTTGCAGGGACATGGTTGTATTATGACCTCGATCCCTCTGCTAATGTTCCATATTGGAGGATTCTGCAGACTTCTGGTATTAACATGGGTGTTTATCAAGTTGTCTTTGGTTCAAATGCTACTGAAATTCCAATGGCTCGTATGAATCGTGATGATTATGTCAACTTGCCGAACAAAAATTTTACTAACAACTACCCTTTGCAATACTGGTTTGACAGGAATATTCCTCAACCTGCTATGTATTTATGGCCTGCACCGCAAATCTATTCGCCTCAAATCGTTGTCTGGGCCCATCGATACATACAAGACGTCGGTTCATTGTCAGGATCAATAGAAATACCCCAGAGATGGTATTTAGCCGTGCAAAATATGTTGGCACATCAAATGGCAATGGAGCTACCGAATGTAGACCCGCAACGAATTATTTACTGCGAGCAACAGGCTGAAAAGTACTGGGCAATGGCAGAACAAGAAGAACGTGATAAGTCACCAATTTATTTTGCACCAAATATAAGCCCGTATACAAAATGAGCATCTGGTTAGACACAAAAGGAAACACGGTATTAAGTATCGCCATTTGTGATCGATGCAAAATGAAACGTGCTTATGATGATATTAGCAATGACCGTAATATCCCAGGTCTTCGTGTTTGTAATTTTGGTTGTAATGATGAGCGTGATCCTTATCGATTACCTGCTAGACAACCTGAAAAGATCAGTATTCGGTTTCCACGTCCTGATGCGCCACTTAATCCGGATAATGATGCACTTACGACTGATCCAAATATAGTGAATAATGTCGATCAAGATCCAACACTTCCTTCCACTGCTGGTGAGTGGGGAATCGCACCTGAGCAATCAGAGGATACAATTGACGGAAATCTTGATAATTTGAGTCCTTAATCATGGCAAATATACGAATATCGCAACTCCCAACAGCTCCATCGGCCATTACAGGCTCGGAACTAGTTCCGATTGTTCAGAATGGTCAGACTGTACAGACCACAGTAAGTGCGATTACTAGTAGCCCTTCACTGACTCAGACCTTTTTAACTGTTACTGCACAATCAAGTCTTCCTAATAGCCGATATATTGGTACAGGATTAGGTCTAGGATCCTCGGATGGAGGTTCTGGAGGCATTTACAGGATCTTCTTGAATGGAGTATCAGGCAGTTTAGAGAATGCCTCTCAAGGCATTATCGTAAAGAATACAGGAACCACAGTTGTTAACAGAACTTTAACCGTATCTGGTTCAGGTCTTAGCATTTCCAATGGAGATGGCATCAGTGGCAATCCTACATTTGCACTTACAGGTTTAGTTCAAGCACTTGCTACTACAGGTGGGACAGGTTTACTGCAAACAAATGGAACTACAATTTCAGTATCATCTATCGCAGGGACAAGTAATCAGATTTCTGTTGCTAATGGAAATACTAATCCGATCATAGGTTTAGCAAGCAATCCTATTATTCCCGGAACAGCTAGTATTACATTGCCAATAGGCAATACTGCCGCAAGACCTGCTAGTCCGGTTAACGGCATGATTCGATATAATACAGATTCAAATGCTCTTGAAATTTATGCAGCAGGAAACTGGGGAACTGTTGTATCAGGCGCAGGTGTTGGTAGTTTTAGTGCCGGAACAACTGGTTTTACGCCAAATACTGCTATTAGTGGTAACGTTGTTTTAGCAGGTATACTGAATGTATCCAATGGTGGTACAGGAGCTAGCACATTAACAGGTTATGTTTACGGTAATGGAACATCGCCATGTACATCAAGTGCTACTATTCCAACCACTGATTTAAGCGGCACAATCAGTAATGCTCAATTAGCAAATAGTACAATCACAATCGGTTCAACTTCAGTATCACTTGGTGGAACAATCACCACTTTAGCTGGTGTAACAATCAATGGCTCAACTAATACATTAACTAACATTGCTAATGCATCATTAGTAAACAGTTCTTTAACAGTTGGTACAACAACTATTTCATTAGGCTCTACAAGTTTAACTTTAGCAGGCCTAACGACTGTTACTGTTACTCAAGATCCTACTCAAGCTTTACAGTTGGCAACCAAACAGTATGTAGATGCCGTAGCTCAAGGCCTTGATGCCAAAGCTTCTGTAGTGAATGCTTCCACAGTGGCGTTTACCGTAACATACAACAATGGTACAGCTGGTGTTGGCGCCACATTAACTAATGCCGGTTCATTGGCAGCATTTGCTGCGGACGGAGTAACCAACTCTGTTGGTGATCGTGTTCTGATTAAGAACCAAGCAGCTCCAGCACAAAATGGTATATACACAGTAACCACTGCCGGTTCAGGTTCTATAGCATGGGTATTAACTCGTTCCACTGATATGAACACGTGGACAAACGTTCCGAATGCTTATGTATGGGTAGAATCAGGTTCAACTCAAGCCGATACAGGTTGGGTATGTACATCCAATGCTGGCGGAACTATGGGTACTACCGCAATTACTTGGGTTCAGTTTTCAGGTGCTGGTACATATACAGCCGGCACAGGATTAACTTTAACTGGTACACAATTTAGCATTACTAATACAGCTGTAACAGCTGCTAGTTATGGCTCTGCAAGTTCAGTAGCAACATTTACAGTAAATGCTCAAGGTCAACTGACCTTGGCTGCTAGTACATCGATAGCCATTGCTGCATCACAAGTAACTTCAGGTACATTGGCAGTTGCACAAGGCGGTACAGGTGTTGGAACATTAACTGGTTTAGCATACGGTAATGGCACATCTGCATTTACTGCTGCAACAGCTGCTCAAGTAGTTTCGGTCATTGGAACTACTGCAGTAACTAATGCAACGAATGCTGCAAATGTTACTTTATCAGCTGGTTCTGGTGCAACAAATTATTTAGTTTATGCAGCAACTGCTACAGGTTCAGTACCGGAATATACAAGTACTGGACTAACATACAATGCTACAAATACAGCCATTACTGGTGGCATAAATGGAGGCACTTTTTAATGTTTAAATATATAATGGCTCAAAAGGATTAATCATGGCAGCTACCGGATATACACCGATTATTATCTATAACAGTGGTACAGCGACCAATATACCGTTAGCTGCTAACCTTGCATCAGGTGAGCTTGCAATTAACTATGCAGACGGTAAACTGTACTATAAGAACAGCGGCGGCACTGTTACATTGCTGGCAAGTGCAGCAACAGTTGCTCCAGTCACTACATTCTCTGCCGGTACAACAGGGTTAACGCCATCTACAGCAACATCTGGTGCAATTACTCTTGCAGGTACATTAGTAGTTGGCAACGGTGGTACAGGATTAACTAGCTTAACTGCAAACTATATTCCTTATGGTAATGGTTCAAGTGCATTTCAGTCAAGTGCAAATCATACATTTGACGGAACAAACTTAACTCTTGGTAATGCTGGCATATCAGCCCGTTTTCAAGGTGATTTCAGCAACGCTACTGTAGCCTCAAGAACAGCATTTATCACTGGAACAACCAACGGTTCTACTGGTATTTATGCCCTTCCTAATGGCACAAGTACAGCGGCTTCTTGGCAAGCTACCAATAACGCTACGCCTACAAACTGCTCTAAGATTCTGATTGCAACCAACGGTTCTACAGATGTTCAGTTAGTTTCAGGTGTTAATGGTTCTGGCACATATTTACCTCTGACCTTTTATAACAACGGTTCAGAGAAGATGCGCCTTGATACTACAGGTCAGCTGTATATCAACGGAACTTCAGGTACATCCCTTTTAACGATTGCTTCAAGCACTACTTATCCAGCGCTTAAAGTTCCAAATATCGTTGAAACAGCTAATACTGTAGGCGCTGCTCCTTCTGCAACCCAGACATTCTATTTGGCTTCTGGTGCAGTGCAATACTACACAAGCAACGCTGCTAATAACTGGACAGTGAACTTTGCAATGTCTTCTAGTACATCTATGAACACCGCAATGGCTATTGGTGATTCAGTATCAGTAACTATGTTAACTACACAAGGATCAACCGCATACTACAACTCTGCGGTTCAGATTGATGGCACATCAGTCACACCAAAATGGCAAGGTGGATCAGCACCAACAAGCGGTAACGCTTCTGGTATTGACTCTTATACCTATGTCATCGTAAAAACAGCATCCGCAACATACACAGTACTCGCCTCACAAACTAAATTCGCTTAAGGTATTATAGATGCCACGTTTATCTAAAATTGGAGCAGCAGCCCTAGCCGCATTCGGTTGGACGAGCGGTACTTCTGGCCCTGCCAACATTACTGCTACATATTTAGCTGTAGCAGGCGGTGGTGCAGGCGGTTCTTCTAGCGGTGGTGGCGGCGGTGCGGGTGGTTATACAACATCTACTTTTTCATTAAGCCCTTTAAACTCATACACCGTTATTGTTGGTGCTGGTGGTGTTGGCACTACAGGTAATGTACCTAATGCTAACGGTTCTAACACCACGATAAGTGGCACAGGAATTTCTACTGTAACTGCAACAGGCGGTGGTGGTGGCGGTAGTTATTATACTAGCAATGGTTCCAATGGTGGTTCTGGAGGCGGCGGTGGCGGTTCCAATGCTGGAGGCACTGGTGGTACAGGTAGCCAAGGAAATTCTGGCGGTAGCGGTGCTTTAGTTAGCACAACACGAATTGGTGGTGGCGGTGGCGGTGCAGGCGGTGCAGGTGCTTCTTATTCTGGTACAGGCGGTAATGGTGGTGTTGGTTTGGCATCCTCCATCTCTGGCTCATCTACATATTACGCAGGTGGTGGCGGTGGTGGTATTAACCAAGGCGGTACTGCAGGTACAGGCGGAACTGGTGGCGGTGGAGCAGGCGGCGCAGGTAATCCCGATGCTGTAGGTATTTCTGGTACTGCTAACACTGGTGGTGGCGGCGGAGGCTCTGGTGGTAACGGCGGCGGCGGCAACGGTGGCTCAGGTATAGTCATCATTTCCTATGCTGGCGCACAACAATTTGGTGGCGGTATCGTCACATCCGTGGGTGGAAACACTATCCACACATTCACTACATCGGGCACACTCACCCCATTAAATTCTTTAACTGCAAGCTATTTAATCGTAGCTGGTGGTGGTGCTGGCGGTGGTTACCGTGGAGGTGGTGGCGGAGCTGGTGGTCTGTTGTCTGGCTCTGGTATGACCATCGACACAAACTCAACATATTTAGTAACCGTAGGTGCTGGTGGAACTGGTAACACAACAGGTTCTGGAACTAATGGAGCTAACTCAGCATTTTCTTTAGTTAACACAGCAGCAGTAGGTGGCGGTGGCGGTGGTTCAAACTACGGAGGTCCCGGTGTTGGATCATCTGGTGGTTCAGGCGGCGGTGGTACTTCAAACGGTGGTTTACCGGCGGGAGGTGCAGGTACTTCTGGTCAAGGTTATGCTGGTGGTGCAGGTTCTGGTAGTGGATTTTATGGAGCTGGAGCTGGTGGCGGAGCTGGCGCAGTTGGTGCCGCAGGTACATCAAGTGGTGGTGGCAATGGTGGTGTTGGTGTAGCGTCTTCTATCTCTGGCACAAGCACATATTACGCTGGTGGCGGCGGTGGTAGTTGCTATGACACTGGCGGAGTTGCTGGCACTGGAGGTAACGGTGGCGGTGGCGCAGGTACTGCAGGTAATTATACAGGCGTTAGTGGAACCGCAGGCTTAGGCGGTGGTGGTGGCGGTGCTGGAGCATCTGGTGGTACATTTAATACCGCAGGCGGTAACGGCGGATCAGGCATCGTAATCATTAGCTACGCAGGCGCTACTCAACAAATGGCTGGCGGTACAGTCACTATCGTTGGCGGCAATGTAATCCACACATTCAAATCAAGTGGATACTTATCGCCTCTGACCTTTGTTGGTAACTCACTGCGTTTCCGTAGTTCTGCTAGTGCTTATTTAAATCGTACTCCAACAATAGCTGGAAATCAAAAAACTTGGACATATTCTGCTTGGATAAAGCGTGGAACATTGGGTTCTGCACAAAGTTTATTAAATACAGGCCCAGCAACTTCTTCTGACTCTACTTTTGCAAACTTTGGTTTTGGTTCAGGGGATGTTTTAAACTTTCAAGCATATTCTGTTTCTTGGAGAACAACAACACAAGTATTTCGTGACCCAGCAGCTTGGTATCATATTGTTTTGGCATTTGATACTACACAATCCGTTGCAGCCAATAGAATTAAGTTATATGTAAACGGAACTCAAGTAACAGCCTTTACAACTAGCAACGACCCTACACAAAATACAAACTACGCTATTAATCAGGCGGCAGCGCATTATTTATCATATCCAGCGTATTCATTTAGTTATTTTGATGGCTACATGAGTGAAACTCGTTTCATTGACGGTCAAGCACTAGCTCCTACTGCATTCGGTTCATTTAACAGCTACGGTGTATGGCAGCCAATTACCTACGGTGGCAGCTACGGCACAAACGGCTTCTATTTGCCATTTAGCAATAAGACATCCACAACTACATTAGGCTATGACTTTAGCCCTGCAGGTAACAACTGGACTACTAATAACATTAGCTTAACTGCTGGTAGCACATACGATTCAATGACCGACGTCCCAACGCTGACCAGTGCAACGGCAGCGAACTATGCTGTGTTGAATCCGTTGAGTAATACAAGCGCATACCCATATGTTCCAAGCAATGGTAACTTATCATTTACTGCAAATGCTAATGGTAATGGCTCATCACAACTCGGCACATTCGCAGTATCTAGCGGTCAATGGTATTGGGAAGTAACCCCAAGCAGTGCATGGAGTGGTGGTGGGTGTATTGGTATTGTTGGAACTGCATTTAATCCTAACTTCCAAGCTGATTCGTATTTTTGGAATTTTTCTTATGGTTATGGATATGATATGGCCTCTGGTAGAAAAAACAATAATAATACTCAAACAACTTATGGTGCTTCCTATTCATCGGGTGATACAATTGGTGTTGCCCTTGATTTAAATGCAGGTACTTTGACATTTTACAAAAATGGAACAAGCCAAGGAACAGCATTTACTGGATTGAGTGGTTCATTTTTCCCAGCGTCTTATTGTTACAGTTCTGCCACTGGTTCTGTTAACTTCGGCCAACAGCCATTCGTCTACACACCACCGTCAGGCTTCGTTGCCTTAAACACTTACAACCTATAAGACTATGCCAACAACATACGCAATCCCCAACGGTCGGACAGTAATGAACGCTGTAACTTATACAGGACAAGGTATAAGTACACCAACAACTATATCAACAGGTTTTCCTATTGACTTTGTTTGGGTTAAAAAAAGAAGCGGTGCTGGTGAAAATTATGTTTGGGATACCGTTCGTGGTGGCGGAAACACTAATGATTTAGTAACTAATCAAACTGCTGCTCAAGGATACAATAGCGCTTACATTTCACAATCTTTTTCTGGAAACAATGTTATTGTTAATGATGCTGGGGCGGGTAATGAATTAAACGCTAGTGGAGGAACTTTTGTTGCATGGAATTGGAATGCAGGGTCAGGCACTACATCATCTAATACAAATGGTTCTACTACATCTACAGTAAGCGTTAATACTACTGCTGGATTTAGCATTGTTTCATACACAACACCAACGGCAACTAGCGCAATTACTTTAGGTCATGGATTGGGTGTAACTCCAGCTATGATTATTACAAAAGAAAGAGGAAATACCTCGTCATGGGCTGTATATCATCAAAGTTTAGGCAATACAGGATGCTTATATTTAAGCAGTACTGCAGCCTTTGGTGTTAATAATTCTTATGGAACTACATCACCAACAAACTCTGTATTTACTTTAGGTTCTATTGGTTCGTACTGGGATGCAAGCACAACATTTATTTCTTACTGTTGGGCTCCAATAGCTGGCTTCTCACAGTTTGGTAGCTATACAGGCAATGGTTCTACTGATGGCCCTTTTGTATACACAGGTTTTAGACCTAAGTTTATTTTGACAAAATGTTCTTCAGCTGCATATTATTGGGTTATAGAAGACAGCACTAGAAACCCATCTAATGTGGTTAATTTAGAGTTATTCCCAAATGACTCTATAGCAGAAACAAATGCTAGTAGGTCAGTAGATTTCTTGTCTAATGGTTTTAAAATTAGGCACACTGGAACAACTCAAAATAATAATGGTGATACATACATCTACGCAGCATTCGCTGAAAACCCTTTTAAATACGCTAACGCAAGATAGGAAACACAAACATGGCACACTTTGCTAAAGTTGAAAACAACCTCGTAACCCAAGTCATCGTCGCTGAGCCTGACTTCATTGCCACTGGTGCTTTAGGTGACCCAGCAAGCTGGGTACAGACCTCATACAACACCCGTGGTGGCGTTCACTATGGCCAAGACGGTCAGCCAGACAATGGTGAAGCT